GGCCCGTGAGCAGCGGCACGGCATCGAGATCAAAAATGCTGTGGCGCGTGGAGAGTACGCGCCGATCGGGCTGCTGTCTGAGGTGCTGGCCACCGCAAGCCAATCGGTGGTGGAGCGATTTGACCAGCTGCCCGCCGCCCTGCGCAAAACCTGCCCCGACTTGCCCGAGGCTGCGCGTGACCAGGTGATGAGCCTGCTGGCCAACGCCCGCAACGAGTGGGTGCGGGCCACGGCTGACCTGGTGGCCAAGAACCTTGCACCAGCTGACGATGCCGACTTTGAAATTGAGGCAGACGAATGAGCCGCGCCCCATCCGAAACCTTGCGGGCCGTGTTGGCGGCGATCACTTCGGGGCTGTCGCCGCTGCAGGCGGTGGTGCCGCAGACGCTGAGCAAGTGGGCCGAAGAAAACTTCTTCCTGTCGGCTGAGTCCAGCCACACGCAGGGGCGGTGGCAGGCTTACCCGTTCCAGCGCGGGTGGATGGATGCGTTCAGCAATGACGACATCGAAGAGGTGACGGTGCGCAAGGCCAAACGGGTGGGGTACACCAAGACCCTGCTGGCCTTCATTGCCTACAACGCGGTGCACCGCCGCCGCAAGCAGGCGCTGTGGCAGCCCACCGACGATGACCGCGACAGCTTTGTGAAGTCTGAGGTCGACCCCATGCTGCGCGATGTGGACGCGATCAAGCCGGTGCTGCTGACGGGCAAAGAGGACACCATGAAGCTCAAGTCTTTCTTGGGCTCGGTGCTGCACATCTTGGGCGGCAAGGCAGCGCGGGCTTACCGGCGCATCACGGTGGCCGTGGCCATGCTGGACGAGGCCGATGGCTTTGACCAAAAGGTAGAGAAATCGTCGGACCCGATCACCCTGGCGCGTGGCCGCTTGGAAGGGGCCCCATTCCCCAAGCTGATCGCGGGCAGCACGCCGCGGGTGAAGGGCCTGAGCCACGTGGAATACCGCGAAGAGCATGCCGATGCGCGGGTGACCTACCAGATCACCTGCCCGCACTGTGATGCCGAGCACCCCATTTTGTGGGGCGGCAAAAAGGTGGACCACGGCTTCAAGTGGGACGGCGCGGACCCGTCCACCGTGCGCCATGTGTGCCCGCATTGCCGGGGCACCATCACGCAAGCCGACTACCTGAAACTGTGGGAGCAAGGCGCGTGCTGGGTGAGCGAGTGCGGCGAATACCGCTACGGCCACGACGGTGTGTGGCGCAACGCCCACGGCGACAAGCGCAACGCGCCGCGCCATGTGGCCTTTCACATCTGGACAGCCTACAGCCCCCAGCGCGAATGGTCCGACATCGTGCGCGAGTTTTTGGAGGCCAGCACCAAAGCCAAGGCGGGCGAGACAGGCCCTCTTGAAGGCTTTGTGAACGAAACGCTGGGCGAGTGCTGGGAAGAAACGCTGGAAAAGGCCGACGAAAACGCCCTGGCCCTGCGTGCCGAAAGCTACAAACGCTTCACCGTGCCCTTTGGCGGGCTGGTGTTGGTCACCGGGTGCGACGTGCAAGACAACCGCTTCGAGCTGGTGACTTGGGCCATCGGCAAGGGCGAAGAAATGTGGGCGGTCGATTACACCGTCATCCCCGCCAACCCCGCCGACGAACGCGAATGGGACAAGCTCGACACCTACCGCGAGACGGTTTTCAGCCACGCCAACGGGCGCGGCATGAAGATCGAAGCCATGGCCGTGGACACGGGCGGCCACTTCACGCACCAGGCGTACAACTACTGCCGCAACCGCGAACGCATGCGCGTGTTCGCCGTGCGCGGTGACCCGCAGCCCAGCAAAATGGTCAAGGGCAAAGCCACCATTCAAGACGTGAACTGGCGCGGCCAAGTGCTCAAGCGCGGCGTGCGCCTGTGGTACGTGGGCACTGACACCGCCAAAGACCTGGTGTATGGCCGCCTCATGGTCACCCAGCCCGGCGCGGGTTACGTGCACTTTTCCAAAGACCTGCCGATCGAGTTCTACACCCAGCTCACCGCCGAAAGCCGCGTTCCGCAAAAGACCAGCCGGGGCATCGAATACAAGTGGGTCAACACCAAACGCGCCCGCAACGAAGTGCTGGACTGCACCGTGTACGCCATCTTTTGCACCCACGCCCTGGGCCTGCACGCCTACACCTCGGCCATGTGGGAAAAGCTCGAAGACGCCGTGCAACCGCGCAGCGGAGATTTGTTTGCATTGCCAGCCACAAACCCTGACACAAACAGCGAACAACCAGATAAATTTACAGGCTCGGACACAGCCGCCGACCTGCAAGCCGCCGCTGCCCAAGCCCAACAAAACCGCCCCGTCATGCGCCGCCCATCGCGCCAACCAGGAAACGCCCGAACATGGTGAAAAAAGCCACCGCCACAGCCACACCCGCCGACCTGCTGGCCGAGCCCGCCAACGAGCCCGTTATCGGAAATCCGATAACGGCCATCGCTGCCCCCGAGTTTGTGGCCGCGCCCGATGACCTGATCGACGATGTGCTCGACGCCGTGCTGCAAATGGCCCCCGCCTTTTGCGCCGCGCTGGCCCAGCACCGAGACCAGCTGCAAGCGCTGGCCCACAAAATCAGCGAACAAAAGCACAGGGAATATGAGGGCGAGCGGGTTTATATACCCACCACCACCCAAGCCGCCCGCCGCGAACGCAGCGCCCGAAACGCCGCCATCTTGCGGGACCACCAAAACGGCGAACGCATGGCCTTGCTTGAGCGCCGCTACGGGCTGGGGCGCACAGCGCTTTGGAAAATCATCAACAGCAAGGGGTAAGAGATGGAGCGCAACGACATCATCCGCATGGCGCGAGAGGTGGGTGCAACGCCCTATACGAACCGCCATTACCCGGACCGCCCGACCCACACATTCAACCCTGAGCAGCTCGAGCGCTTCGCCGCCCGTGTCGCCCAAGAAGCTACCGAAAAAGCCAACCGCCGCGCAAACGCCAGCTGGACGCTGATGTGCGAAAAGATGGTGGCGGCTGAGCGCGAGGCATGCGCAAATGTTTGCGACGCCGTGTACCACCAGCACATCGGGCCAAATTATGGAGAGGTGCGCTATGGAATCGCGGCCTGCGCCGCCGCCATCCGCGCCCGATCCACATGACCGCCCAACAAGGCCACATCTACCTTTTCCACCAAGCCAAGGTCATGGCCATGAAATCTGGCGCGGTCATGGTGCCGGTGCGCCGGTTTGTTGACGATGGCTGGGGTCTTGGCCCGGTGGAGCATGTGCAGGCCGACAGGCTGCAGCCGCTGCCGATGCGCTACTTTCACGGGCAAACGCCTAAATAACCAAAACCAACAACACGGCCCCGCCTCCGCGCTGACGAGCGCACCAGGAGCGCGGGGGTTTTTCTTTGGGCTGGGGGAAGTGTTCACCGTTTTGCTTAACAAGTGAACATCACAGCGGTGACATTCGGTGCAAACCACACCGAACCACCGTGACAACCACCCCCACCACCGAACCCACCCGCATCGTCGCGGGCGACACCGCCAAGTGGCTCAAGACGCTGGCCGACTACCCCGCCAGCGCAGGCTGGGCGCTGGTGTACACCCTGATCAACGCTGACCACAAAATCAGCATCACTACCACCGCGCAGGGCGACGACCACCTGGCCAACGTCAGCGCCACCGTCACCGCCGCCTGGCACGCCGGGGCCTATGACTGGCGCGCCCAAGCCACCAAGGCGGGCGAGGTCTACACCGTGGCTACGGGCCGCATCACCATCGACCCATCATTTGATGCGGTCACCAAGCTCGACAGCCGCACGTCATCTCGCAAGATGCTCGACGCCGTTGAGGCCGTGATGCTCAAAACCGCCAGCACCAACGTGCAGGAATACGAAATCGCTGGTCGCCGCCTCAAGCACTACAGCATGGGCGAGCTGCTGCAACTGCGCGACCGCCTGCGCGGCGAAGTGGCCCGCGAAGAAGCCGCCACCAACGCCGCCAACGGCACGGGCGGTGTGCCTGGCCGCATTTACGTGAGATTCGGCCAATGAACCAACCCAACATTTTCAAACGTGCCGCCGCATGGGTCACCGGCAACACCCCGGCCAAGGGCCAAGTGCGCCGCTTTGAAGCCGCCCGCCTGGACCGCATGACCAGCGAGTGGTTCGCCACGGCCAACAGCATCAACCAAGAGCTGCACCAAGACCTGGACCTGCTGCGCCGCCGTGGCCGCCAGCTGGTGCAAAACAACGACTACGCCGCCAAGTTCAAGCGCATGGTCGAAGACAACGTGGTCGGCCCCGTGGGCGTGCGCCTGCAAGCGCGGGTGGAAGACTCCCCCGGCAAACCCGATCGCCTGGCCAACGCCGCCATCGAGCAAGCCTGGGCCGAATGGAGCCAAGCGTGTGACGTCACGGGCCAGCTCACCTTTGCCGACCTGTGCACCCACATCATGGGCAGCATGCCCAGCGACGGTGAATTTTTGGTGCGCATCGTCAAAGGCGCGGACGCTGGCAACCGCTTCAACTTTGCGCTGCAAGTCATCGACGTGGACCGCATCGACACCACCTTCAATGGCAGCCATGGCGACAACACCGTCATCATGGGCGTGGAGGTCAACCAATACCGCCGCCCCGTGGCCGTGCACCTGTTTGAGGCGCACCCCAGCGACGGCGCACGCAGCAGCCGCCGCCGCATTCGTGTGGCCGCAGATGAAATGCTGCACCGCTTCAAGGTCACCCGCGCCGAGCAAGTGCGCGGTATCCCGTGGATGGCCCCCGGCATGCTCAGCCTGCACCACCTGGGCGGCTTCATGCTGTCGGCGCTGCTGGCCGCTGAGCACGGTGCCAACCACTACGGCTTTTTCACCACGCCAGACGGCATGGCCCCCATCGGGCAGGTCGACACGTCTGGCCAAACCATCACCGCCAGCCAGCCCGGCATCTACGACACGCTGCCCACGGGCGTGCAGTTCACCCCGCATGACAGCAAATACCCCAATGAAGTCTTTGGCCCCTTTGCCAAGACCTGCCTGCAACGCATCGCCACCGGCTGGGGTGTGGCCTACCACTCGCTGGCCAATGACCTGGAAGGCGTCAGCTTTTCCAGCATCCGCTCGGGCACGCTGGAAGAGCGCGACCGCTGGACGCACGACCAGGAATGGTTCATCGGCTGCTTCATCGAGCCCGTCTACAAACAGTGGCTGCAAATGGCCCTGCTTTCGAGCGCCATCGTCATGCCCAACGGCTCGGCCCTGCCAGCCAGCAAAGCCGCCAAGTTTGCCCGCCACGAATGGCAGGCCCGCCGCTGGGAGTGGGTGGACCCACAAAGCGACATGAACGCCAAAGTGCTGGCCGTCAAAGCGGGCCTCATGGCCCCGCAAGACCTGTGCGCCAGCATGGGCTACGACTACGAAGACACCATCAAAGCCATTGGCCAAGCGCAAGCACTGGCCGCAGAGTTTGGCGTGGCGCTCACCGCCTACGAAGGCGCACCCGGCGCACAAACCGCCGCCAACGCAGGCGCACAGCCCACGCAGGCCAACGGTGGCCGCAGCCAAGCCACCACAGATCAGCCCAGCCACAGCGCAGTAACCAACGACCAGGCGCAGCGCCAACACACCGAACTGATGGCTGTGATCGCTGGGCTGAACAACCGCCAAACCACCGTGCAACTGTCCACCGCCGACATCGAGACGCAAATGCGCGGCCTCACCGACGCCATGACCGCACACATCAAAGAAGTTGCCACCGAAATGCCCATTGTTGTCAACGTGCCCCAGCAAGCCGCCCCCGTGGTCAACGTGGCCGCCCCCGTGGTCAACGTCACCGCGCCCGCTGTCAACTTTGAGGCCAACATGCCGCCCGCCCAAGTGGTCGTGCAGCACCCCACCCGCGCCGTGCAAACCGTCAAGCGCGACGCCAATGACGAAATCGTCAACACCACCACCGAATACACCATCGAAACGAGAGAGTAAACACCATGGCCGAACCCATCTCCACCACCGCAACCGGCGCAGCCAGTGTCGGCTTTTTGGCACTGCTCATCGGGGCCATTGGCCCTGTGGCGGCAGACGTCATGCTTGTCGTCATCTCCGCGCTGGCGGGCTGCTTCATTGCCCTGAGCAGCAAGCCATCGCAAAGCGTGCTGCAGTCCATCGGCTTCATCGTCATCGGCGTCACCGTGGCGCTGGTGCTGTCTTGGGCGGCTACCAGCGCCGTCACGCGCCTGGTGCCTGGGCTGGACAGCGCCTACACCCCCGCGCTCATCGCCATGTTCATCGGCTTCATGGGCAACCAGCTGCCCGGCATCTTTTCGGCCATCGTGGCCAAAGTCAAAGGCAAGGCGGGGCTGTAAGCCATGATCGAAATCAAGCTCTGGCTCATTCTGGTGCTGCTCATCGAGGTGCCCGCCAT